CATCACCACGTTCCTCAATCAATCATTGATGGTGCGCAGATCACGGAGCAGGACAATGACTAACCAAGAGGAAGGGCTAGTTCATCTAGTCGCAGGAGTAGGGAGCCGTGTTAATGGCTCACCGGCAGTATCGGTGTGCGGAAGCCTCGGTAAGGCAACAACGAAGCTTGCCGATGTAACTTGCGCGGCTTGCCATGAGAGTGATCTGTACAAGCAGATGGTTCGTGATGAAGCTCGGGAATATAAAGCTTTCAACGGTCTCAATTGCGTGGAGCTTGTTGTCGATGAGTCGGAAGGTCTGACTGTGGAGAGCATCAAAGCTTTGCAAGACACTCTGAGCGAACCGGTTGATCACGGAAGCCCGATACATGGTCTTGAGTCGATGATAGTTTCTACTAAGCTGATTTTGCAAATGGCAGAAAAGATCGAAAAGCTTAATGCTGAAGTGAAGAAGTGGGATAGAGTGACCGACATCCAGGGAAGGTCTATTACCCGGCTTCAGCAGAACAATGCTCACCTTACCGTAAGGAACCGTGATCTTGAGAATTCTCTCAAGCACATTTTTAACTACATAGACGATTGGGATTGTGAGAGCCAGTTAAGCAGAATCCAAAGCATTGCTGAAGATGGGCTTAAACCAGTTTGTCGTGGTGAAATAGAGGAGAATGAAATTGTCATTTCTGAAGGAATTTACAAGGAAGCGGAATATGAGTGAGCCGAAAACAACTAAGCCGATAAAGGTAACGGTTACAGAGTTTATTGAACTGCTAAACGAAGAGGTTGCTCTTCTTCGTGACAGCAAAGAGCCAGTAAACAGTGATCATCGGTACCGGCTCGCAGACATGCTTATTGCGGCTCGTGATGTGATCAGAAAGAACAGCAGCGACAACAACATGAGCGATGCTATTCTTGAGCAGCTGACCAGCGAAGATGTTGATGCCTTCATCGGTGATGGCATTTCAGAGACTGTCGTTCTCATTCTTGATCGAAAGAAAACGATGGATTTTTTAGACGGATACAAAAGGAATCGTGACTAATGGCTCGTGGAGTAAACAAAGTAATTTTGATTGGCAACCTGGGTTCAGACCCGGAAATTAAACACACGCAATCAAGCGATGCGATTTGCAACCTGGCTGTGGCTACCAGCGAAAGCTGGAAAGATAAAAGCTCCGGTGAGAAGGTTGAGAAAACCGAGTGGCATCGTGTTGTTGCTTTTGGTCGGCTCGCTGAAGTAATGGGTGAGTACCTGAAGAAAGGCAGCAAGGTTTACATCGAAGGTTCATTGCAGACTCGTAAATGGCAAGACAAAGATGGCAATGATCGTTACACAACCGAGATTAAAGCTCGTGACATGCAAATGCTTGATAGTCGCGGCAACTCAACTCAGTTGGCAGCTCCATCTCAGTCGGCACCACAACAGTCATCGCAACAGCTGGATGATGAAATTCCGTTTTAGCAATAAGGCAAGCATCGCATCTTCGGGTGCGTAGCTGAATTGCTCCTAGCCCGGTGGGAGTTTGCCGATTAGACCGGGCAATTTTTTTAGGAGAAAACATGAGCTACTGTCCAGAATGTGAGGGAAATCACGCTGTAGAAGTGAAGTGTGATGAGATAATTAACCCTCGCTCCGGTGGCGTTTTCACCATTAAGGATTTTGAGTACACCTACTGTCACGATTGCGGAGTCGAATTTGTTAATCACGAACAAAGGAAGGCAAATGACAAGAAGATACGAGTCGCAAAAGAAGGGATATGATTTCAGTGAGCATTTCATCGACCATGACAACCCCGTTGAGAGATGGGCTTACCGTGTCGTTATCTGCGCAATAGCTTTCACTTTGATTATCTTGCCAATAGTGATAGATTAGAAAAATGAGCGAAGAAAATGCAAAGATCGTAGCGGAGCTGGAGAAGCTTTCATCTGACTGGAAGCAGGTTCTGCTGACTTCATATTCTGATGGCAATCACGATGCAGCTGCCATCGGTCTGATCATGGAGCTTCGTGCTGAGGCTCTTCACCCTGAAGCTGAAGATGGTGAGACCCCTCTCTTCGGTGACTTCACTCCTGATGATTTCAAAGAGTGGTACGATGGCTCAGAAGAGTTCCGCAGGGTTATTGACTCTGGTCGGGTTCTTGCGGAGAAGTGGTGGGTCGAGCAGGGTAAGGACGCTGCTCAAGGCAAGAACAACATGACATCAGCCGCTTGGCTTTTTGGCATGAAGAACCAATTCAACTGGAAGGACAAGAAAGAGCTTACCGGCGAAGGTGGTGGCGCAATTCGTGTCCAAGTTTTCTCTGACGAAGAGGGTGTGTGATGGGTGATTCTGGCTCATGCGGAAAAACAACTAATCATTAACGATTCCTATGGTGAGGAAAATTCCAGAAGGATTGGTCATCCTTTGCGAGCGGTAGCCTCGCCGCTCTGGTAGAAAGAGGCACGAAAACGCCCCGCTTCATGCGGGGCTTTTTTTATGGTAGATTTCGCTCATGTCAGGAATGCCCCCAAAATTCAAGCGAACACCGAAGCAGGTGGAAGCAACAGCGGTATTCAAAGACCATTTCTACACGATGTTTTTTGGTGGCTCCCGGTCAGGCAAAACCTTCTTGGCAATGAGACTGATCGTTCTCCGGGCTTCCAAATTCAAATCTCGGCACCTTTGCGTCAGGCTCCGCTTCAGTCACATCAAACAGTCGGTGGTGTTGGACACGTTCCCGAAGATGATGGCTATCTGCTTTCCTGACCTTCCTTACACGCTCAACAAATCGGATTGGTATGTGACGCTGCCAAACGGCTCTGAAATCTGGTTTGGTGGTCTTGATGATAAAGACCGTGTTGAAAAAATACTGGGTAACGAATATTCGACCATCTTTGTGAACGAGTGCAGCCAAATCGAATACGATTCGATCACGACTGTTGTTACCCGCTTGGCTGAGAACTCGGGCTTGAATCCGAGAATGCTTTTCGACTGCAACCCGGCAGGTAAAAAGCACTGGACATACCTCAAGTTCATCAGCGGCATTGACCCGGAATCGAAAGAAGAAATCCGAAACCACAAAGAGACTCACGGCTCTTTGATGATGAATCCGACTGACAACCTAGACAACCTTCCAGAACACTATGTCGAAACGCTTCGCAATCTGCCGGAGCGAAAACGAAAACGCTTCCTTGATGGTATGTTCTTGAATGATGTCGAAGGTGCATTGTGGACAGACCAGATGTGTGAGCGAGCCAAGCTCCGCAAGCGTGGCGATATTGTAAAGACGATTGTTTCTATCGACCCTTCTGTATCTAGCAACGAGAACTCCGATGAATGCGGTCTCGGTGTGTGTGGTCTTGATCACCGGAAGAACGGTTGGGTGATGAAAGACAAGACAGCGGTGATGACTCCGGAGCGTTGGTCGCAAACAGCGGTCAATCTGTATCATCGCTACGAGTGTGATTACATCGTTGCAGAGAAGAACCAGGGTGGTGAGCTTGTTCGGTTGGCAATTCATGCCATCGACCCGAACATCAAAGTGAAGCTCGTACATGCCTCAAAGAGCAAGTTTGCCCGCGCAGAACCGATCACTGTTTTTTATGAAGATAGGGAAGAGTCGAAGGATAAGCGTTACATCGGTCACTTCGATGAGCTTGATGAGCTTGAGGAAGAGCTTTGCAGCTGGATACCTGACAAGACAAAAGAATCACCAAACCGGGTGGATTGGCTTACCTGGGGCATGACAGATTTGATGCTTGAGCCGGTGAAAGAAGTAAGAATGTACATACCCGATTGATTGTTTTATGGTTATGCAATCAGCAACCCATCAATAATGGACACATGGCATGGCATGGTATAAACCTTTTTGGTCTAAGAACGAATCTTCCGAGACACCTCTGGAAACAAAAAACCACATCACACCACCTGTCGAATTGTCATTTGCCGAATTTTTGATGGTGAATGGTCACTCTGACCTCGGCTTCGCAAGAATCATTCAATTGTACAAACAGATTCTGCCTTTCCAAAATGCCGTTGACATTCGTGCGCGAGCTTTGTCTGACACACCGACCCGGTTGAAGGATAAGGAAGGCAAGCTCGTTAAATCTCATCCGATGCTTGATCTGATCAACAAGCCAAACGATGCAGAAACCTCACGGCAATTTAAGTATGCCCTTGCATCGACATACGACATGCTTGGTAACGTATTTGTCCTAGCTACCGGTGATGTCGATAGAAAGCCACACGAGCTGATTGTTATTCAGCCTCACAAAGTAACAGCCAACGGAATCGACTCACGTTTTGGCTGGCTTAATATTCCTGCATCATTCTATGTGCGTAACGAAGGTTATGCCGGTGACAGATTCTTCGCTGAAGATAGCGAGCATGGGATTCGCTACATAAACAATCTGCGCGACAAAGAGCTGATACCGATGATCGGCTTTAATCCGCTTTCTAACAGCGCAAACTACTTCGGCATGAGCAAGGCTCAACCATCTTTATACGAGATGGAGCAGTACCTTGAAGGCAACATCAACAACAAATCAAACCTGGTCAGGGGTGCAAGACCAAGCATGATTTGGCAGAACAACCGACCCGAGATGCTTACCCAAGAGCAGTGGGATAGAGCGAAGGAAATGAGCCAGAAATACTCCGGCTCCAAAAACGCTGGCGGCATTCCTCTGCTTGATGGTCTGGAAGCGAAGCCGATTTCTTCATCGAACAACGAAATGCAATTCCGTGATTTGCAGAAGGATATGTTTGAGCGAATCAATGTCTGTTATGACATTCCGTTGCCGATGGTGACAAGTACAGCGAACACCTTCAACAACTATGAGACAGCTCAGGTTTCTCTGTGGGATAACGCAATCATGCCTCTTGGTGGTGTTCTTAACGAACACCTTACGAAAGCTCTAGCTCCACGGTTTGATGCTGAAGGCTACCATTATGCGATTGACGAAGCTGATGTTGAGCCTCTTCGGAAAAGAACCATCGAAACAGCCAAGATTCAAAACGAAATCAATGTGAACAGCATTGATGAGATTCGTGAGCTTATTAACTACGCTCCATATCCGAAAGTTGGTGGTGACATCTACGCTCCGTTGAACATCATGCCTCTCGGCTCTGGTGCAATGGTGATCGGAGACCCTGACGCAAACAATCCTGCTAACCAGGCAGCAGACAAAGATCGTGATGCAGCCGCAAAGAAATTTCGCTTGCTTTTGTCTGAAATGAAAACCGAAGATGGTGCGCGTAAGTACACTGACAACGAAATCGAAGTCTTGGTGGCTGACAACTATGGCTGAACAATGTTGGGGTATTTACAATACCGACACACAACGATGGCTGATCAACAAGAACAGCGAGATTGTTAATTACGCTCACCGGGAAACCGCTCTGGCGCATATCCAACAGATGCCTCAGAAGAGCAACCTCATCCCTCAGCAAATAAACGATTGGCAAACAAAGCTGGACGCATAGTGGCTATCAATTCGACAGATGAGGAACGTCAGAAACAGGCTGACAAAGATTTGGCGACTAAGCTTCGGCTTGAGCAGCCATTTGAACGTCAGCTGAACCAGCTGTTTGATAACATCGCTTACGACCTCGGCTTGCAGTATGCCGCTACCGGCACCCCGGTATCCATATCCGAGTATGAAGAAGAGCTTGCTGCTGTGATCTTCGGGAGCAACCTTCGCACGAGTAATGCGTTCTCCGGGCAAGTGATCGAAACATCGGTTGCCGACAAGACGAATGAAGTTGCTATTGCGGTGTTGGCTATTGCTGCCGCAAAAGGACTCAGTATGGATGAGCATGTTCTTAATATGAGAGTGTTCGCGCGCGAGCATACTCGTAATGTTTTGCGCAACAACTCAAAAGAAGCTGCCAGCGAAATCGTAAACACGCTCCAGAAAGATGCTGACACAGCCGTTGCTAAGGCAAAGGTCGAAGAAGATTTGACGCGAGCCGGTGTTGGTGCAAAAGCCTCTCAAGATTTTAAGGAGCGAAGCCTGTCTCGGGCATCAACCATCGCTACAACTGAAACACAGAGAGCTGCGGAAGGCACAAAAGAAATCGAGCGAGGAATATTTGTTCGTGAAAACAGCGGCATGGCTGCTGCTCTTGCAGGTGTACCGGCTGTTAAGGTTTCAAAGTATTGGATGACCAGGGGTGACAGCAAGGTAAGACCGGCACATATCGCTGCGGATTCACAGGAA